GTGTGGGATTAGGTAATACAGATTATAGAAAAGTAGAAAATTTGCATTATGCAAATAGCAATGAAGTTTTAAATTGGTTTGAACAAATGGCATCAACAGAATTTTTAATGAGTGAATTTGGTAATGAAGAATTTATTTTACCTAGAATTATGGAGTTATTAGAATGAGTAATATAAAAGGTTTACCTAAACACCTAGGTGGTCACGGTAATGTTACACACGTAGATACAGGTTTATTAGAATTTGCAATCAATGATTTAAAATGTAAATCTATGTTAGATATAGGTTGTGGACCAGGTGGAATGGTTTACGAAGCAAGAAAATTAGGAATGGATGCAAGAGGTGTTGATGGTGATTATGTAACTAAAAGAGAAAAACCAGAGTTATTTGAAATACACGACTTTACAAAAGGCAAGTTAAAAAGTATTAAAATGAACTTTGATTTAATATGGTGTTGTGAATTTATAGAACACGTTGAAAAAGAATATGAAGACAATTGGATGTCATTAATGCAAAAAGGTAAATATATTTTTGTTACATATTCAGAACCAGGTAAACCAGGACATCATCACGTAAATTGTGAACCACTAGAATACTGGTTAGAATTGTATAAAAGATACGGTTTTAATTATAGAGAAGATTTAACAAATCAATCTAAAGAAATCTCAACAATGAAAAGAGAGTTTTGGAAAGAAACAGGTTTAATATTTGAAAGGAAATAATGAAAAAGGCGATTATAACTGGAATAACAGGACAAGACGGATGTTATCTAGCAAAGTTATTATTATCTAAAGGATATAAAGTTTACGGTGCTCAAAGAAGAAATACAGGTAAAAGATATTGGCGTTTAGATGAACTTGGTATTACAGATCAAATAGAATTTGTTGACATAGATTTAAGCGAACCTTATAATATAGAAAAAGTTATAGACAAAGTACAACCAGACGAGTTTTATAATTTAGCAGCACAATCATTTGTAGGTCTTTCATTTGAACAACCACAAGTAACAACAATAACTAACTCACTAGGTGTATTAAATATATTAGAAGTTATAAGAAACAAATATCCTGACATAAAATTTTATCAGGCGTCAACAAGTGAAATGTATGGTAAGGTTTTAGAAACTCCACAAAAAGAAACAACAAGATTTTATCCACGTAGTCCGTATGGGTGTGCTAAAGCATATTCACATTATTTAACTGTAAACTATAGAGAAAGTTATAACTTATTTACTTGTTCAGGTATATTATTTAACCACGAAAGTCCTATGAGAGGTGAAGAATTTGTAACAAGAAAGATTACAAAAGGTTTAGTACACTGGTTAAAAAACGGTAAACCGGTAGAATTAGGTAATTTAGATTCAAAAAGAGATTGGGGTCACGCCGAAGATTACGTAGAGGCAATGTGGTTGATGTTACAACAAGATAAACCAGATGATTATGTAATCTCTACAGGCAAAACATATTCTATAAAAGATTTTATAAACAAGTGTTTAAATAGATTAGAGATTACTAACTATAATAAAGGTGATCAATTTTTAGATAATCAAGGTAATTATATTGTAAAAACAAATCCTAAGTTTGTAAGACCAGCAGAAGTTGATTTATTAGTAGGTGATTCTACTAAAGCAAAAAAAGAATTGTTATGGAAACCTAAACATAATTTAGATAGTTTAATTGATGATATGATACAGGCAGACTTAAAAAGATATGGATAAGATATTTGTTACAACTTTTAATAAAAGATTATATGATGAATATGCACATCAATTATTAAAAACATTTGAGATAACAAATCAAAAGATACCTTTGTATGTTTTTGTAGAGGATGATGTAAAACAATATCCTAAATTTGACAACATACATTTTTTAGATTTATTTGAACACGAACCAGATTTAAAAAAATTCATTGACAGAAACAAAAATAGAAAAGTAGAGAGTTTTTTTAAAGACGCAGTTAGATTTTCCTATAAAGTATTTGCTCAAAACGCTGCTAGAAAGTATGGTGATAAGATATTCTTTATAGACGCAGATTGTGTGTTTGATAAACCCATACCTATTGACTGGTTTGATGAATTTTTACCAGATGATACCTTTGTGTCTTTTTATGATAGACCACAACAATATACAGAAACAGGATTTTTAGCATTTAATGAAAATAAGTTAATATCAAAAGCATTTTTTAATCACTATTTAAATCTATATAAGGAAGACAAAGTATTTGATTTAGATAATTGGACTGATTGTCATACCTTTGATGAAACAAGACGTTTTTGTAAAACTGATATACATTATAAAGAATTAAGTAAAGGCGATGGCAGAAATGGTCATATTATGGCAAGAGATAAAATTTTAAATCACTATATAGATCATAGAAAAGGTAAAAGAAAACTAAATGAACATAGTCCAGAATGGATAAAAAATAAATGAATGGATTAGAATTTTTATATCACGTGTTATTTGTAGAAAAAGATGCTGGGTTATGGGGTATTATACTAATGGGTATAATTTTTGCAATTTTAAGTATCGTTGCAGATTACGGATTTAAATCAGACGAAGGTCATTAAGATGATTAATATTTTTATTGGTTATGATAATAAAGAAAAAGTAGCATTTAATGTGCTTTCATATAGCATATTAAAAAACTCGACTAAACCTGTTGCAATTACACCTATTGCATTAAACAATATAAAAGACGATTTTGTAAGAGAAAGAGGCAATCTCTCATCAACTGAATTTTCTTTTAGTCGTTTTATTATACCACACTTAATGAACTATCAAGGTTGGGCATTGTTTATGGATTGTGATATGTTAATGAAAGCTGATATTGCAGAATTGTGGCGATTAAGGGATGACAAGTATGCAGTACAAGTATGTAAACACGATTATGTACCTAAAGAAAAAACAAAGTTTTTAGGTCAAGTACAAACTGCCTATACTAAAAAGAACTGGTCTAGTTTTATGTTAATGAATTGTAAGAAGTGTACACAACTTACACCCAATTATGTAAATAGAGCAAGTGGTTTAGAACTACATCAATTTAAATGGTTAGAAGGTGATCATCTTATAGGTGAAATACCTTTAGAGTGGAATTGGTTAGTAGGTGAATATAATTATAAAGAAGATGTAAAGAACGTACATTATACAAAAGGTGGACCGTATTTTACAGATTATAAAGGTTGTGATTATAATTTAGATTGGTTTAATAACTATAATGAATGTAATAAAGTTGATTTGTAATGTTAGTTGGTTTTGGTACTAGAGTTGTATTAGACAATGTTGTAAGACCTTTTGTTGAAAACGAAGGTGGTAAATTTTGGAATCCTCAATTAAAAGGAGGATATCACGTAGGACCATTTGAACAATCTATATGGCCTGGTTTTGATATGAATGAATTTTTAAAAGAAAAAAATGATGTTGCAGTATTTGGTATTTTAAGAGGCACAGAAAATTGGTTGTACAAATGTAAACAATTAGGATTAAACTATTATTATTTTGATCACGCTTATTTTTTTAAAGCACACGGACACAAACGTAATCACATATCAGATATACAATCATATAGAATAACTAAAAATGGTGAAAATTTAAATAAGATTGTTGAATTAAATGATGAAGATAGAAACAGAATACAAAAGTATAAACAGTTTAAAGAAACATTTAGATTAAAAGATATAAGAAAAGGTAAAGATATATTAATCATACCACCTACAGAAGCAGTTTGTAGATATTATAAAATTACAGATTTAGATAGATGGATAAGAAAGACAAAAGAAAAAATTAGAAAGTTTACAGATAGAAGTATTAATATTAGATATAAAACAGACACTAGACCGTTAGATGAAGATTTACATAAAGCATATTGTGTTGTTACATTTCAATCTACAGTTGGTATTACTGCCATATTAAAAGGTATACCTGTAATTTGTGATGATGTATCTATGTGTAAACCTGTATCAATTAAATATGATGATATAGAAAAAGAATACATAAGAGATAATGATTTAGTTAACAAATGGATAGATAGTTTATTAGCAAATCAATTTTCTATGATAGAAATACAAGACGGAACAGCAAAGAGAATAGTTGACAAATATGATAATAACACACAAACTAGCTAAAACAGATTGTTTATCACACCAAATATTTCCAGCAATTGAAAAAGGTTGGCAAGACGAAGATAAACCTATAAACTTTTTTTGGGGATTAGGTGGAAATAATGTATCTAAAATAAAAGAGTGTATGAATAAAAAAGAAGAATGGTGGTATATAGATGTAGGTTACTTAACACAACAAATAACTAGGTACCCTAGTCCTATAATACACGATTATGATAAAACTTATTTTAGAATATGTAAAGGTGGTATACATACAAATTATGGTAGAGTAGGTAATGGTCAAAGATTAGAATACTTACGTCATCAAGGAATTGACGCAGAATTTAAGGGATGGAATACAGGTGTTACTAAACATATTTTGCTCTGTCCGTCATCACAAACTGTAACGTTTCATATGAATGGTATATCACAAGACGAATGGGTAAAAATTGCAAAACAAGAAATTAAAAAACATACAGATATGCCTATTGTCTTTAGAAATAAACCTAGACCAGGTAACGAATGGTGGGAAACAGATATTAAAGATCAATTAAAGTATGCTCATTGTTTAGTTACAAATATGTCATTATCTGGTGTTGATGCCCTAATGAATATGGTACCTGTATTTGCTGAAGGTAGTAGTATAATGGGACCTGTATCAAGTAGAGATATAAGTAAAATAAAAAAACCATTAAGACCTGGTCGTAAGACTATGGAAGAGTGGTTAAAGTTTGTTGCAGAAAATCAGTTTACAATAAAAGAAATAGAAAACGGTACAGCATATAAAATACTAAAAGAACAAAATGAAAATTAGATATTATAAAAAGATAGATGGTTGGCGTTGGTTAGGTTTTTTATTAGCAATGATAGGTGCGTTTGTTTTATCAAATGCAAATCCTGATACACAATGGATTGGATGGGCGATTGCCACATTTTCTTGTAGTATATGGATTTATATGGGTATCAAAGATAAAGATATACCTAGAGCATTGATGGAGTTTATGTATCTATTACTAGCATTAAGGGCGATATGGAACTGGTTAATGTAGTATGTTTATATTGGGGCAATAAGTATAAAACGGATTACGTAAAAGTCCTTTATAATATGGTTGAAAGACATTTAACCATACCACACAAATTTATCATTTATACTGATCACGTTAAAATGCACAAGTTAGTACCAGGTGCAAACGTAGAAATAAGAAAGTTACCTTTTCATACATACGAAGGTTGGTGGAACAAACTCACATTGTTTAGTCCAGAGGCAAATCTACAAGGTACTTGTTTCTACCTAGATTTAGATGTAGTGATATTAGAAAACATTGATTGTTTTATTGAATATGAAAAAGATACAAAGTTTATAGGTATGAATGATTTTAATAAATCAACTAAACTATTTAATTCTAGTGTTATGAGATTTAACAATGATATTATGACAAAATACGTATGGCAAGAATATCAGAAAGATAAAAAGAATTTTGATAAATTACAAGGTGATCAAAATGTCATATCACAGACAATAAAGAAAACAACTTACTACAAAGCATATCCAGATGAGTGGACTTTTTCAGCAAAATGGTTTGATAGAGAATCACCTAGGTTTCATAGAGAAAAATGGACACTTGAAAGAAAGAGTGGTACTAAAATCGCAGTATTTCACGGTAAACCTAATCCACACGAGTTAGTTGACCTACATCCACACGAATCATACGACAAAAATACCATAGAATGGGTCAAAAATCATTGGAAATAAAGGGTGTTCTCTCTTTGTTCTTCTAAAAAGTAAGTAAAATCAACGTTTTTTAATGCTTGACTTTTAGGTTAGGTATGATACTATAATAGTATGAAAACATTAAAACAAAGAATACAAGAGGCAAGACGAAGAAACTACTTGACATTGCTTCAAATTTTTGATATACTAATAATGAACAAAGGAGAAAAACACTATGTCTAAAACTAAACAATACTATTCAGATAATGCAGAAAATCAAGTTGATCAAATACTTGCTCATATGAAGTCAGGTCAAATTGATGAAGATAAGGCAAAAAAAGAAATCTTAAATGTTGATAATGTGAATATGTTAGATATTGATGAACACAACATTGATGAAGTAATTTATTATAGTTTAAATGGGTAATACAAATATGAAAAGAGTACATTTATGTTATGCTAGAGAATATCAGGATCCAGAAGATGGATGCGATTTCTTTTATAGTTATAGTACCATATTCAGAAACGTACCTATTAAACATATTAATACTTTAGAAAAATTTAAAGACAAGATTAAGAAGTATTGTGATAAGAATTTTGTTGAAAGTGCTACTAATTTTAATGATCATACAAAAGTTTTCATTATTGACGATAAAGAATATTATACAACTTATGAAGATGTATTCGGTACTGAAACAGTAGGTAGTGGTAATGCTTTATTTAATGACTATGGACAATTATATAATGGTAGACAGTTTCATAAAAAAGATTATGATCCTAAATTTACAGAAAAATTTACATTTAAAAACCTTAACAAGATAGCGAGTTAGATATGAAATATAATGAAGATAAAATAGTTAAAGAAATATCAGATTACATAAAATCAACTTATGGTGAACATTACAGTACCACTAAAGATGGTTTTCAAGTACAAGATATGCTAAGACAATTAGGCATTGATAAAGATTTTTGCCAAGCAAATGCCATTAAGTATCTTTGCAGATATGGTAAGAAAGCTGGTAAAAACAGAAAAGATTTGCTAAAAGCAATACACTATATTATATTATTAATGAGTAGTGAAGATGAAAAGTAAACCTAGACGGAGTGTAGCGCAGCCTGGTAGCGCATTGCGTTTGGGACGCAAGGGTCGTAGGTTCAAATCCTACCACTCCGACCAATTTAAACAAGGAGAACATTATGACAATTGATACAAATATAATTTACACACAAAACGATTTAGGTAAAAACCTATACAGAAAGAAAACTTATTATACACTTGTGATTGAAC